GTTTGATCCTATGCTGGATGCGGAGGTGCAAGCCTCTACTTCTGGCGCAGCTCCAGTCAAAAACGGGCTCAACTTTCTCTATGGCGGGCTGCACAATACGTTCTCAGAACTGGGCTGGACTGAAAGCACACGTGTGTGCTGGAAGGATGTCAGGGCCTGGGACTGGCATATGAAGGCGTGGCAATTCAACGCCCTCTATGAGATCTCCAAACGCCTCTGCAACAACTGGCGCGACAATTCGTTCTATGCAGCCTGTTTTCGACAACGGATTATTCACGTGCAGACAGCGACAATCATTCTGTCTTGCGGTGAAATCTATCAGCAAGTCGAACCAGGCGTCATGAAATCGGGCTGGAAAGTCACACTCTCAGGTAATACGCGCATGAACATTCTCGACCATGTTTCCAATTGTCTTGAATCGATTGGCGAGTATAGCCTTGATGAGTGGATGATCGGCATCGGTGATGACACGCTTCAACGCATGACGCGGCTCAAGGAAGAAGATTGTGTGTCGTGGCACAAACGCAACGGGTTCAGTCTCAAACATTGCCACAATGGCCCTCTTGGCAGTAGTGGCAAGGATCGACCGGAATGGTGCTCGAAGAACTGGCGCTGGGAACCTGCCGTTGGGCAGTGGGTCTGGTGGTCAGTGAACCGAGACAAGACCATCTGGAATCTTCGATACTTGGAGAAGGAAACCGACAAGCAATTTGCAGCTGAGAAGCTGTTCGGTGCTTGCATCGAGTACTACTGGCATCCTGACGGACTTTTTGAGCTTTTTTACGCCGAGCTACTCAAACTCAACTCCCCACACTCACGTTCGCGGGAGTACTTCGAGTTTCTGCACACTGGAAACGAAAGCAGATACAAGAAGATGAGACCTGAGGAGGGAAGCAGCGCCCCATATGTATCACTTACATGGCGCGGCGGCGAGTCAGTTGTTAATTTCGTTCCTGAACCGCAATTGGTCGGAATTCACCCCAACCCTGGGCCCTTGTCCGACATTATTCATGACGCAGCCGTGGCGGCGGTACTTGGTGCTACAGGACCAATGACTGTCGGTCGTGTCAATCCGTTCGCAGTCTACGATGAGCTCCGGCGGGAGCGACATTCTACACAGGCTGCGCATCACGATTTCAAATCCAATCCGCGACACCAAAAGCAGCAGCAACCGCTGAAGGACGGCCGGGCATCTCGCCGCGTGCCTGTCTTTGGGCTTTCACCGAAAGTCATTTCTGCAAAGGAGCAGGTCGTGG